ATATCTACATCACTATTGATATCAAGTAATGTAGTACTAAATGTGGCAATACCTGTAAAAACTGGGTTAGAAGAACCACTTGACCAACTTAAAGTTCCACTTCCGTCATTAGTTAAAACAGAGGATGCTGGACCATTACCTGCTGGAAAAGTGTAAGTTACCGCAGTCCCGACAGAAGCTGGTGCAGCAAGAGTGATTGATGTTCCACTTACTCCTACAGCATGTGTTCCAAAAAGATTAACTCCACCGCCAATAGTTGTAGATTCCTTTCTCCAATATCTGGAAGAACCAAAGAATCTATTATCCCCCCCAAGAGTATTAATTCCAATATAAAAGTTTGACTCATCTGTAATAAAGGAGGGTTCTCCCGTAGAAAGTCCTACAGATGCAAACGCAGATTGAGAACCTCTTTTAAACCTTAAGGTAGGATTTGCCATTTATTTTTTTTTTAAATTTATCTATAATATATTTAGTATTTATTAAAACGAACCGCCATCAAAATCAACATTATCAGTTCTATTTGGGTCACTATCTAATACATTAATAAAGTCTGCTGGAATTCCTCCAGGAACAGCGTCTTGTAAAATTTGATCTGGGTCTACTGCAATTATTTTGTTATTACTTGCATCATATTGTAATACAAAATTGTCTTGTATTCCAGTTAAATCTACAACTATACCAGAAATTGAATTTGATGATGCAGCACTCATATTACTCGCTACAACTTTAGTAGCACTTTGATTTCCAACTGCTACCCTTATATTGTTTTGATTTCCAACCTTTACATTTATAGTATTTGACATTAGGTACAAACTCCAGCAGTTACAAGAGCCGTTCCTTCAACAACTCTAGTTTTTACGCTACTACTATCTGTTAATAATACATCATAAACATACCTTCCAGGTTTTAATGCGGAAGTTACTCCCGCAGTTAAAGCAATTCCAACTTGTCCTATTGCAGAAACAATTGAAGTAGTAAAATTAACTTTAGTAGAACTTGCTGGGTGTTTTGCTAATTTTGCTTGAGCAGAAAATCCAGCAAGATTTTTTACTGAATTTGTGGTTGCATCCTCAAGAATATATGTAGTATTAAAGGTTGAACCTTGCTCAATTGCTATGTTAACTACTCTTGCTGACATTAGTGATAATAATATCTATACAAGTATTTATAGTTTTTCAAGTATCAATTTCATCATATCTTTAATTTCACTCACATCAGATTTTAAATTTTCAATTTCTTGCCTCTCTTGTAGTTTTCTTTCTCTATGCGTCATATACTCATTATACTCGTTATAATTTGTATTAATTACAGCCTTTGAATAATTGTCTCTTGACAATGAAGAATGCCCCTCAACTTGAATTAAATTTTTCATTATGCTAATGCAATTGCTCTCAAGTCTCTAATTCTTGGGACAAATGCCTGATTAGTTCCGTTCATAACAATTTTAATCATAAACCCACTAAATGGGGGTAAATTATCTTGAGAATACAGATATTCTAAAAATTCTCCTTCACCACCAGGAGTAGATGCTTTGACATCATCATTAGGAAGCCCACTATTATTTGCTAAGTCAATTATAGTATATGCAGTATTGTCTGTAGATCCAGACTTTCTTAAGTTATCATATCCTGGGAATGGAGAATATGTTTGATCGGCATCAGGTAAATCTGATCTGAATAATCTATAGAATACTCTTATCTCATTTGTAGAATCTCTGAATGCATCAAATCTAACTTGTAATGAAGATGCTGGTGTGGCAAGGGAAACTCTTTTAGAAACATATACTGCAGCATGAGGATCACCCAAAGAAACATTTACACGACGATCAGTTATATAATTTGAAATTGGCTTATCAATTCTATTGGAAGTAGTGATAATATTTAATCGTTGCAAATCAATAATTGGGGAAAGGCGATCATTATCAGTGTTCAATATACACTCTAATGTAAATGATTTATTTCCAGGTAATGTAGATAATCTGGCAGTTTCATTTACCTGAGAAGCTATTATCATAGGTTGTTCATAATAATTAATATCATCAAGTGTTATTGGATTAAATCCATAATCATTAAATGAAACCTCTGTACCATCAGCACTAGTGCCAGTGGTAGTTCTGGCTCTTGCAACAAGAGATGTTCCTTCTGGAGTTAATCTAGCAATATTCGGAGTTAATGCTTCAAACTGTATATTTTGAGTTGCTTTAGCAACAAATCCACCTCCACTTTTAGTTATATTAAATGATAGTGGTTGGAATCCGCCAGAATTACCAGTACTTCTATCTACACCATTTGAAGCCCTATCAATTTTTATTGCATAAGTGTCTAATGATGTTGGATCTGATATTGTTGCAGATGAAAGATCATGAGTTTTATTAATTCTTCTCAAAGAAACGCCATTGAATTCATATTTGTTAACTGAAGAATTTACCGAGTGCGTTTTAACTAAAGTGTTGTCAATTGCTCTAGTAATTCCGGTAATACTATTTCCACTAATGCCTTGATATGAAATGATTTCATCGTTTATAACAATATATCCAGGATTAGTTGAAGATACCCCAACATTTTCAAAATTTGTAAGTATTGATACTGATGTTAACGGAATATTTGTAGTAGAAGTATTTAAGTACTCTGCACTTAAAGTGGTCGCTGGATAATCACTATCTATGGAAGAAACAATAACTTTGTTACTGGCTGAATGCATTCCATGATTTCTATGCGAAATTATCATGTGTTGCCCATCCCCAGTTCCAGATGAATTGATTGTGGTTGGAATTGCTGGAAGTGTAGACGCCACACCAACATTATTAAATGCTAAATTGTCCACCGTATTAAATGTTCCTTGAACTTGGTTCAACACAAGTTGATTAATAGAAGTTATTACACCAACATTAAATCTAACATTTTGACTTGTTGCTCCAAGTTGTGCGGATACTACATCTCCAACAGAATAGCCTATACCACCATTAGTAACAGTGACTATACCAATACTACCTGCGATTACTTCTACTAATGCAAGCCCACCAGACCCATTTCCAGTGACTGCATTTAAACTGACATTTCCGTAATAGAAATTTCCTGCAGATGGGGTAATCCCAGATCCAACATTATTTACCGTTAAATTAGGAGTAGATACTGTTATACTTCCAATACCAATTATTCCTGAAGTTTTTACTAATTTTGCTGTAGCATTTGTATTGTTGATTTGGGTAATTGTTACTCCCGCATTTAGGAATGTGGAGGGAACAGTGCTTCCAAGGCCAACTACAATTTCATTTGAAGGAGTAAATAATGGATTTGGTCTTAGCGTGACTATGTTACCATTACCTTCAGTTAAAACTGGATTATATGCAGTAAAAACTCCAGCATCCGTTACAAATTTTGCTCTGTGCATGACGAATTTAAGATCTTCTAATTGACTTGCGTCCCAAGTTGATCCATTTTGAGATTTAAATAGTGATCCCATATATGGTTGCTGGGATATAACTACTTGTTGATCTATACCCAAACCAACAGTAGTAATATCAACTTTACCCATTTCAGAAATCCAAACATTATAACTATTTGACATAGATATTAATACTATTGCATATTCAGTGCCTCCCTGTAAAAAGATTGGAGATCTGAAAGTGAATTTAGTTGCTGCAGTTCCATTACTAGAAACATTAACCTGTGATGGCTCTAGAGTAACCTCAGCCATCGGAACAATGGTGGTTGTTGGATATCCGGCAAGCATTGTTCTAATTTGACATGTAACTGGAATTGCAGTATCTTTTGATTGAAAAAATACATCAATTGATGTTACAAAACAATCTTCACCTTTAGGGATTAGTACAGATTCAGCTAGAGGGTCAACCCATTCGACAACAGATCTAGTTTCTTCTCTTGTTTTAGTTGTAGTTCCCTGTTCTACTCCGTTTACAATTCTAGATTCTGATAGATTTAATGTTTGAACATTAGCATTTCTTGTAGAAATAATCGTTCCTTGTTTTATGTCTAAAGCCCCACTGGAAGTAAATTTAGTTTCTCCAGCACTTTCTACTGCTCCAGTTATTGTAGAATTTGTCGAATTGCTTGTAACTCTAAAATTCTTGGTTCCAGTTGTAAATTGTGGATTTGTTACAAATTTTGGGTTTGGTATGTATAAAGAACCAATCAAAGTTGCAGCTGGATCAGATACTAATCTTAAATTATTGACAGTGGCTTCTGCGCCACTAGTTTCCCCCTTCAGTCTTGTTCCAACTCTAACTCTACCTTTAAATGTCCCAGTTGCCATATCTGATAGACTAGCAGTATCAATGTTCAATATAGTAGAAGTTGCAGAATAACCACTACTCATTTCTTGAAGTGTGTTATAAGGATTTAGTAAATATTTTGTAGTTGGTGCATTGTAGGGACCATACTTGTGATTTGCCGCTGCAAGTCTTGCAGTGAACTGTTCGAAGGAAGCTGACGTATTGACTGTTGTTGTAAGAGATTTAATTTTTTCTCCAGTTAAAAATACGCCACTATTCATAGTAACTTCTAAAAGTTTTGGAACACAATATTGAGTCATATCTACATTTTCAAAGAAAACGTACATTTGAGTTGATGGTTTAACTGATTTAGCAATGAATTCAATATTTCTTTCCCTACAATAAGGAATTACTTCTCTACTTACAACTTTTGCTCCAATTTCGGTTACATCAATTCTTGGGCTAACTTTATATTGAATACCTGCTCTAGTCTGTTGCTGTTTTACATCATATTCTGTAAGGTAGCTATCAACAAAGGTATCCCTAAATGTAGTGGTTCTGGAAAAGGGCACACCTCCACCAGTAACAAAATCCACTACCTTTGTGTTTGTATTAACTGTTCCATTTTGAATTCTAGTTTCATTTTTTAATGTTTTGCCAGTCCATACAGTTTGCCAGGCTTTCCAATCAACAGGAGAAAGTCCTGTGTTTGGATCTGCTTGATATAAAGTAAGGAATGCATCATAATTACCACGCTCTTCCAATCTTTGTGGTGCTAGCAGGGATTCTTCAATCCAAGTATCAGTTTCTGGATTTAATACAATGTTACTAAGCCAAGTTATTACAGCAAATGGATTTACATTCACAAATCCTGACGCAAACTTTTGTTCAATTAAAGGAATTTCAGTATACTTAAGACTAATCAAATCTCCTGTTCTTTGAATATTTGCATTTCCCAAATCAGTTACAAATCTAAGATCTGCTGCAACATTTGCAGTTGTCCCAATGCCAATAGCAGAGGCAGATCCAAGCAAAAGATCTAATGATGTAGTATAATGAGATGGGCGCATATTGCCATCTTCGGTATCAATACTAGTTTTAAAATCAGGACTTGCTAAATTGTGAGCGCCGTGAGATGTAAAATTATCTACAAAAATGCCGTTTTTAAATCTATCTAATCCAGTTACTGGATCCTTAATTGAAAGAGTTTGAGTATCTAATTCAAGTAAACTCAATTGAGTATAATACTCAATGTTTTTAATACGATTTTCCAGAGCACTGATATCTTTCATTTGATATCTCTTGTGCTTTGTAAATGAAATAATTACCTCACTTTGAACATTGTATGAATATGGGGGAATTGTGACAGTTGCAACTTCAAAGGCATCACTAGTTAAAATTGGAGCAACTGGATTTTCTGCAGGTTCACCCGAAACTGATTCAAAAAAACCATTTTTTGTCAATATAATTTTATCAATTCTTGGAAGACGATAAGAATAACCCAAGACAAGAGATTCATCTACCACTACATTTGTAGTCACTGATGACCCATCATTTGGGAATATTCTTGATGTAAATTCAAATGGAGCAAAACCACTATTAATATTATAATCAGATACTCTAGGTCTTAAATCTATTACGTCTGAATTTCTAAGACTATTCTTTTGAATTCTAGGTAAATCAATACCATAATTAACCACTCTTGACGGCCAACTTAAGTAACAAAAGAACTCTCCATCATCTGCTGTTGGAGTACTGTAGAAATCAAAAACTACAGTAATTTGTCTTGCTGGTGCCGAAGATTCAGATTTTCTTATAATTCTACCAAAATCTAAGTATTCTAATCTTTCCCCACTGTCAAGTGAAAAGTTAGCGTTAATTTTTTTATCACCTGGATTGATATTATTAATAGTTGCACTTACTTGAGATAACTTACAGGTAAATCTTTCATTGAATTGAAATTCTCTTTCGTTTTGATATACAAATTCCAATGTTGTGGAAGTCGATGAGACTACTCTTCCCGCAGCGCCAGAGGATTCTCCAATAAATTCATCTCCAGATGGAATTTCTAAGAGATTTCCAACTATATTGGATAATGTTAAAGTTGGAATTGTTGGAATATTATTATCATCAGATTCAAAAATAGCGTGAATTAATAAAATTTCGGCTTTGTTTAAAGAAATTTCTCTATCTTGAACTCTAGTTCCATAAATTGAGCCATAAGTTAACCCATCATTTAGAGAGGTATTTCCAGTGGATCCTGATGCAGGATTATTAGATTTGTTTATTGTAAGTTTAGCGCATCTAGTTAAAACTTTAGATTTTGCATTAACTTTAATTTTCCTTAAAGTTCCAGTAAAACGAGCATTTGCATCAGCTGAAACACTTAACTGAGAAAGTGTGATTGTTTTGGCATCCTGAGAAAATGTTAATTTTCCTCTAGATAATGGTTCTACAGTACCATTAGAGTATGTAACTAAATATCTTTCTTCATCAAATGGTTCAAATACAGAATCTACATCTGATTCAATGATAACTGCTCCACTTGAACTTACAACTATAGGATAAGTTTTTCTAAAAACTAATTGTGTATTATCTAAGTTTATATTACTTATATTTGAATGAGGCATTGCTTGGAAAAATGATGCCTTGTTCGAATCTTCAAGTTCTGGTAAAACAACTCTAATGCCACCATTAAGAGTTTCTGCCGAAGGCAATCCACCATCACATACATTGGAAACTGTAGTCACCCCAACTATGGTAACTGTATTTAAATTTTGTCCAATTGATGTAACTCTACTATAAGTTATTGTAGAAAATCCACTTCTAGTATATGCTAAGATATCATTTACAAATAACGAAGCCCCAATTTTTCTAGTAATTGGTCCCGTAATTGTACACGATCCAGCAGAAGCCGCACTAATAGTTAGAGGTACATCTGAAATATCATTTTGAATTGAAAGATCTAAATCCCCACTAAATGTGGTTACACCTACGCTAGAATATAAGGACTTAACATCAAATAAAGTGTTATCAGTTATACTACTAATAGTTGGTGATGAACTAATACCATTTACAGAGATTGATTCCCCAACAATAAAAGTTCCACTACCAGAATTCAATGTTAAAATATTACTATTTACGATTGATGCAGTAAGATATCCTTTAGAACCACTACTATTACCCTCAATCAATGCTGGGGCACTTAATGTTATGCTACTCGCAATAGAAACTTTGGTAAATGTATCAATGTCATATAAAAATGCTTCAAATTTACTTGTTTGATTTGTATATGCGGCATCTTTTAATTTGAAATCATAACACCGTGCTCTACCAATTTCATCCCCAGGCGCAGCTAATTTATTTGTCCCCACTCTTTGACTTCTTAGACTTAAAAATGCAGTTGTTCCAAATCCAACAATAGGAGATCCTGAAACATTATCCAGCGTTATTCTATTTCCAAAATTAATTGGTAATGAATAAGTATCTACAGTATTGGAAGTTTCTGGTTTACGAATATCTAAAAATGTAGAAGATGGTTTTTCAATTTCATATCCCTTTACATATGCTTTTCCTGGAGAAATTTGAAGTGTGAATAAATCTTCGGATGGGGTATTTCCTCGTGCAGTTTTTTGATTTTCAAAATAAATGCCGGAATTTGAAACTCTGTCGTTTAATGATTCTCTTGCAAATATTTCAAATGGTTTGATATAATAATCACCCGATTCATCATAAGTTCTTCTTGCAAGTTCATCTTGCAAGAGATTTAAATCGCTGGTATTTACAAAATCTGCAGCTGTACCATTTTCTACTCGCATCAATTCAATGAAGTCTTCATCATTGAATTGATCTAGTGGTTTTTTAATTAATGTTGTGCTTAATTTAAATCTATCTGCTCCAGGGGCAGCAAAATTAGAAAATCCTTGAGAATTGTCATTTAATGTTGAATCATCAAAAGATGTTACAATGTCTTCACTAATTAGTAATCCAATTCTATAACTTGGTAGATTATTATATTGATCTAATATTAAAGTCTGTGATAAAACTTTTACAAAAAAACCTCTAATGAAATAAATACCTTCGTCAATAAATGCTGCTGATCCTACGGATGTTGAATTTTCAGAAATACAAGTCGCAAAAGGATTTCCTGATTTAATTACACTCAGTCCATATTCAAGATCTTCTTCTACTAGTAATCTTTCCCCATCAATAAATTTGCTAGTTTCAAAATCAGTATTTGATGACGAAAGATATCTTATATAAAGTGTATTGTTTCCTCTTTCAGATTCTTGATCGGTCAGTGTATTAACAACTAATGCCTTGACTCCAGAAGTTTCTCCAACTACAGTTTTATTAATTAATTTATTGGTATATGAATTTACTGAGATGCCAAAAAATGTTGCATCTATCTGAACACAACTGTATTTGAAGTCAAGTCCAGTTTGCCCAGGAATAACCTTTGCTCCCTCCTTAAACACATAGGAACCAAATTTTTCTATTTGATTTTGTAAAATTGTTTGAAGAGTGGTTAGTTCTCTTGCTTGAATTGCAGTTCCTGGTTTGAATAGAACTCTATGATGACTTTTGTTTTCTTCAAAATCATCATTATATGGAATAACATTGAGGTTGGTATTTTGTGGCATGTTATTAGAACTCTAATACGATTTTGATGTCTTCTTTTTGAGTGATAGACCTAGGAATTGCTGCCCTATTATCTATATAGATGATTTCTCCCGAGTACTTTTCAATTTCTGGATTTGCAATTCCTTCTACAAAATTTTGGTCAAGATTGATAATTCTATTTCCCGAAGTAGTAGTCACTCCTGGGTTTCCAGCAGTTCCAAATGTAGTTTGTACTGTCAAATTTGACCCAGAACTTGCCCCTAAAATTGATAATGACCCTCCAGTAGCAAGTTCACTATTTCTTCTGAAAGGCCAAATTTTATAATTAAATGAACTTCCAGCAAGACCAACTGGTTGATAATATTTAAGAACTCCTGTAGTATTATCGTAAGATGCCACCTTTCCTGCAGCAGTTGATCCAATTCCAATAACCTGAGTAATTACACTATCTGCAGTGTAAGATCCTAGTGTTGGGGTTTCTAATTTGATTGCCCCTAAAGCACTTGCTTGAGAAACTGATAATAATTGAGTTTTACTACCATAAGTTGTAGGATTTTTGATAATACCTACTCTAGCAAAATCATTACCAACAATAAAATCTGGATTACTTCCACTATTTTCATATCTAGAGTAAACAAGAACTCTATAAGCACCAAGTTCTTTATAAATGTCTGCTCCATGACCTCCAGTTGGTGGTATAATGACATCAAAAGTAGCAATTGATGTTGAGGCAGATCCCACAGCATTTAAACCAATTGAGGTTAAAGCCCCCCCAGATTCATTTGCTGGGGCACTTGGGTAAAATTGAACAGATCCTCTAGTATAATTTAACCCTCCATTGGTAACATCAACAGAATTTACTTTTCCATCTGATCCTACGGTAACACTTACTTTACCATTAACACCATCTCCAAGAATTGGAATATTTTTATAAGTCCCTGCTGGTGAGTATCCAGATCCCCGATTTGTTATTGTTACTATTTTAACTTCTCCGTTAATTGAATTATTTCTTACATCCTGAGAATCCCCAGTTCCCCAATCTGATGGCACAGGAACAAACTCCAGAGAATCAAATTTAATAATATCACTTGGCGTAATAGTATAAAGATATTTCCAAATATATCCATCCCCAGAAGATCCAGCAACTCTTGGTTCTAAATCAGTAAATCTAGGTTCATCTAAAGATTGTTGCCCAGTTGGATGTTCTGGATCTATACCATTCTGAAGACAAATGTAAACCTTAAAGTCTTGATTTACAATATAATAATTTGAATCATATAAGTTTGTAGAACTAGTTACTTTTGAAAGATTACTACTACTATAATCGTGGCGATACATATCATATTTTGTACCAGATGTCCAAGTGGTTTTTCTAACCATTCTTTTTACATCTTGGGTGGTCACTTTTTTCAAAGCAATCATTGTATCAAAATAGTCATTTTGCTCCCGAAACATATCCTTAGGAGCAGGAGTATTTGTATTCCAGTCAGTGGTTCCCGATCCAGTTGCAACATCAGTTGAATTAGGAAGACCTATAAAAGTGTAATAGGCATTAGTTGTCGTACCAATGCCAGTGAAACTTTTAACAAAAGTTTCAGCGTTCAATATTCTAAATTGATCTGAAATAATAGCAGACATTTCTTATGATTTTTTATTTATTTATCTTAGTTTTCATATTGTGCTTTTAATGATGTTCTTCTAATCACCAATGGAGAAGTTTGTATTCCAGTAAACCCATTAGTTTTGATTACAGAGAATGTTTTTGGATCAATTCGTGTAGAAAAATTAAATAATTTACCCCAACTATAATTACCAACCTTTCCAGTAGTATCTAGACCAACTTTATCAACTGTTACTGATGTAGATGCAACTCCGACAACTGAAACAACATTACTAAACACAGTTACAATTCCAGAAACTCCATTATTAATAACTTGGTCTGCTCTGTATATATTATCTATAAATGATGTTCCAATACCGACGGTTGTAATTCCAGATGAGACATAAATTGAAGTTACTCCAGTTCCAGTAATAGTATTAAATGCAACAAAGTAATCTCCTGTTGAAATTCCGCTTCTTGCAATTAATGGATTTAAATCAATTGTACTTCCAATTTTTGTAGTATTTAATCCAACATCACTTTGTAATGTGAATATAATCATTGGTGTAGTGGTAGAAATACCAGAGGCACTAGTTCCAATTCCAATCAATTTACCATAGTCCCCAATAACATTTACACTATCAATATTTTCATAAACTGCTGTTGGGGGAGAAATAATTACTCCAACATCAGAAGTTGAAATATAACCAAATCCACCATTATTTACGGTAATTGAGGAGATAGATCCTCCAGCGGAAACGTTTGCTGTTGCAGCCGCATCTGATAGCTCTGGGGAGCTAATTAAGTACTGACTTGTAGAACCAACTCCAATAACAGAATTACCATTATTAGTCAATGCAAATATTGTTGGGGTAACTGATGATTTTAAGAACCAATCTATTCCATTAATTGAATTTGCAACAACACCATTTCCCCCAGCTGCAACAAACACATCACCAACAAAGGTAACAGATAATAAATTATTGCTAGTCGCTAAAGAATTTATTGTCCAAGGTCCAATTAGAGCAGTTGAATATCCTACTGCACCACTATCACCCACAACTACATATTTGTTATTACCATAAACAATATCATTTAGATTAGCGTATCCACCATTGGGTTCCCTTTCAACTCTAAATTGTCTGTTTGTAATATTTCCCATCAAGGAAGACATAATAACACCATTATTTCCAACAACAACAAATCTGGAGTCTATATCAGAATAGATAACCGAATTCAAAGTATTGGTAACATTTGAAATTATGTCTCCATTAATATTAACAAAAGAATTAGCATTAATTAGCCAAGCTGTACCAATTCCACTTATTCCCTCTGTGATGGGAATTCCATTGCTCAACCAATTTATTGCTTGGGGATAAACATAATCAGAAACAAATACACTACCTCCACTACCAACAGCAACAAATGTGCTAGATCCGTAAGCAACCGAATTAAGTTTTCTAGTTGTTGTAGATACTGCAAACTCAAATCTACCAAAAGTGCCAGGATAGTAAAGATAAATTATACCAGGATTCCAGTTTGAAGCATTATCCGTCGAATAACCAACTTTGGCATCAGACCCAACTCCAACCCAAACATCATCCCCATAAGCAAGAGAATTTAATTGATTATTTGTTGTAAAACTTGGAGTAGTTCTTTTCCAGGTTTCAAGATTATTTGAAGTTGAAATTCCTCCATTATCATCACATACAACGTAAATAAAATTATCACTTCTATATTGAATATCTTTAAGATTTGTATTTGATATGGTTGTGGTAACTCCTACCGACCAAGTTTTTCCAATCTCTTTAATTTGAGATCTTGAATAAAATGCAACTTCTGGGGAATCCACATAACCAGATCCTGGTATGGTTACAACTAATGATGTGATTGTTCCTGCAGAAGAAACATTAGCAACTAATGCATCCGCAGCCGAAGTTTCAATATCTTTAATAATTTTTATATTGTTATCGGATTCTTGGGTTTCATCAATAATCCTAAAATCTGGATATGCATTTTGAACATATATTTCAATATCTGATGTAGAAAAATCTTTAATTATCCTAGTTGTTGGAGATATCCTTGGTTCTAAATAATTTCTCGATTTATTAACAATGTCACCATCAATAATTAAATCAGATGTTTGTTTTGTCCAAGTCAGGGGTCTAATAAAACTTGGATTTGTTGAAATACCAACATCATTATAATTAAATGTCTCAACTTTATCTGATGTTGATAAATTAACAATTAATCTATCAATTTGTGACGAAACATTATCCTGCAACTTTAAATTTAGTTCATCACCAACTTTAACTGACTGTAATGGAGTTGCAGTTACAACATCAGAAGTCGATCCTTGATAGAATAAGAATTTTAATTTACTTCCAGCTGTTGGCGCACTTGTAAATAAAATATTAGTGCCGCTTGTAAATTTATAATCTTTTTCAGGTATTTGTAGTACATCATTAATGAATACAATTAAATTATTTTGAAGAACTAAATCAGATCCATCCTCCTTTTGAATACTATATGGTTCTGGTGACAATCCAGTTGTTCTTGTGATTGGAAATAATTTTCTAATTCCGTTAAACTTATTTGAAAAATCATCAAGTTTAACTAATTCCCCAAAAATCCATCCAGAAAATTCATCTGCATATGTACTGATAATTCTAAATGTGCAAGTACTTCCTATTCCAGTTACAGAAGGGCTACTTAATGAAAGAACATCATTTATTTTATAACCAATACCTCGATTTGTTACATCAAAAGAGATAACAGATCCACCAGTTCCAACAACAACATTTACCTTAGCACCACTTCCAAACCCTCCAGTTAAAGAAACATTTGGGTATGAGCCAGTAGTATATCCAGTTCCAACTCCAATAGATACTTCATTAATGATACCATTTCTTGGTAAAGTTTCTCTATCTGTTCCAGTAAATGTAATTGTAGTAATTCCAGATATACCATCATCTGATAAAATATAATCTGTAGTTGCATTGGCCCCAATAGGTCTTTGGAAGATATTGTTAATTAAAATTATTCCCCCACCAAATGTAGTAATTCCAGAAATATTATTTTGATTTGATTTTAAAATAAAGGTTTTTCCAGTTCCAGCATTTCCTGTAAATTGAGAAGAAATATCGTCAATGATGTAGTTCAAATCATAATTTTTTCTATAAAAAATTCTACCAGCAAATGTGGTATTTGTAGAAATTCCCACATTAAAGGTAGTCAACCCAACAGGGGCATATGGGGCAGAATTAAAATATATGTCACCTTTAAAAATGGTATAATCCCCAGAAATAACTGATGCTGCTGCCCCAACTGTATGTGCAGTAGAAACAGTATTAAATTGTGCTCTACTTACTGACAAAACATTTGTAGAACCAAGTCCCACCACATTAACTTTTAAAATCTCGTCATCAATTTTCAATAATGTATTGGATGTTATTGAAGTTATTCCTGTTACTGTTATAGCGGTGCTTCCAATACCAATTGCAGTAGAAAGCCCAATAAAAATATTTTTTTGATAAAGTGGACTTTGAATTATATTATCCAAAGTTATTAATGCTTTAGTATTTGCAATTTCGGGAGCAACCGATAGCGAATGTATCGATCCTATTCCAACAGAAGTAAAATTGAAAAAGATATTATTTACTGTTGAGTCTGTTTTAATTCCAGAGAGTTTAATACTATTTGCATTAATTTTAAAAGCAAATAGATCTGTTGGTAATAAAGTAGTGGAAATTCCAGATAGTGTTCTATTGGTAGTGGCAATTCCAATTGCAGATCCTCCAGGGCCTGGATCATAAATCAATTTTTCTCCGGTGGAGAACTCATGATTGTTAATTGTTAAAATAGAACTACCAATACTTGTTACTGAATTTGGGGAAAACTTAGTATGAAGTAAGCTATTACCATCGGATGTTAAAGAAAATGAAGTTATTCCTACAATATTACCACCAGAAGTTGTTGTAATACCGCTAAATTGTGGGCTTATATCATCAATCGTTAACACTTTATTAGTAATTGATTCTACATAAGGAATTATTTTTTTAGAATTAAATTTAATAAATTTAGAAAATCCATTACTCAATGTTTCTTCTGATCCCAAATCAAATGATGATTTAGTGTACAAAGATGATACATTATCAATTTCAATTAGTAACCCAACTTCACTTGAGGCAATTGAAACTCTTGCTGGGATTGTATTTTTGATATCTACAGGACTTAATACATCCAGATCTGAAAAGTTTTTAAATCCAGCAGTATGGGCAAGACTATTTACTGGTTCTTCCCAAGTAGAATATGGAGTTGTACTTTTAATTGCGTATGAAAAATTTTGATAATAAAAACTATCTTGTAGTCTTTCAAATGAGTTGTTTAAAAATCCTGATGTGTTTTGCCATCCATTAGATTTTTCTGTAGATGATTTAACTAAGAAATTTCCATCAAAAGTAATTACATCAACAATAGATGCTTTAGTTTTGGAAGTACTCCCATTTATATTTGAATTTAAATCAAATACCCCAGATACATCCTTAAGTTTTAATATTTTTGTTTTTGGATTCCATCCATTTTTAATTACTTTGCCATTTACTCCAGATGTTGAATTTACAATCTCGTCTTCATTAAAATTTTGTTGTTGAATTACAACATTAAACTTTGCTAAATCAGAATCCTTAATAACTCTAGCAAAACTATTATTTGCATCAAAATTACCACCTGTAGTTCCAAATCCAACAGGTCTTTGATAAGTTACAGATGATACATTTGCATCATTTAAAAATGAAGTGATTTCAAAATTCTGATAATTATAATCCGAAGAATTGTACCCACCACCTTGAGTAAGTGATTCTGATAAAATAGCACCCTCTACAAAAATTTGGTCACCAACTGAAAATGGGAAACTGACAAATCCATTATTTGGACGTTTTAATGTTAATGTATTAAAAGATCCGCTAGATTCTGCATTAGTTACTGATACCCCATTACTGTTATTGGTAGAAACAATAGTTGGAGTAATTTCAGGCAATCCACCATCTGAAATTAAAATATTTACTCTGGATACAGAAGATCCTGATAGTTTAGTTTCTAATATAATATTACTATTTTCTATAACAATTGGAGTTGGTGGAGTTAGATATCCAGAACCGCCGCTACTTATACCGACTTGAGAAATTATAAAATTATCTTTAACTCGCAATATTGTTGGTAATTCGGATTTTGGTACAATTGTGGTGTCAGCAGAATAATTATATCCAACATTTAATGACGATGAACTTTTTATTTTACCAATAATATCAGAATAAGATCTAAGAATTGCAGAAGACCCTGTATCAGATACAATATTAGATATCGCAGGTAGCGATCTATATCCAACCCCACCAAAAAACAGTTTGACTTTATCAATTCCACCTGATGCCGAGGTAGAACTAGTTGTATATTTAATAATTGAGGTGTTTGATTGATTATATAAAGAATGCTCTGGCTTTTTATTTAAATTTAGAGTAAAACTGGTTGAACCTATGCCAGAGACAACAAATTCATTATTATATAAACTACTATTAATTAAAATTTTTGAAAAATCTTTAACATCTCTGTCTTGAGAAATTTTATATTCTTGTCCATCTGCTAAATCTTCTTGAGTTAATGCATAATATAAAATTTCAGGTGTACTGATATTTGTAGACAAATTAACTTTAGTTGATGTAGATAAATTTCCAGGTATTCCTGATCTTGTTATTGTGGGAAGTGAGTATTCATTCAGTAAATTTTGATCAAGATAGAAACGTAATTTAAAATTTGAAAGACTTAAATCTGATACAGCAAACCCAACAGTATTCCCTCTAGTGAATTCAATTCTAGGATTAATTAAAGATATCTCATGATTACCTGATCCAGTAGTTGTTATTGCAACAATAGTTGGATTCTTTTTAAGTGTTTCTGCATAAGTATTTGTTAATCTAATAAAATCATTACTATCTTTTATAACGTAGTATGAATTTCCATTAACTAAAGATGATGCTGGGCTACTAGCAGTATAAACTACCTTATCGCCATTTTTAAAATTGTGAGAAGATATATTAATCGTAGAAACTGTGGTTCCAATTCCAATAGAGGTTGAAGCAAAAGATACTGGGTTAATTACTATTTTATCAATCAATCCATTATATTTTACAATTGCATTTTCAGTTCTATTTGGAGTCAATGTCAAATTGATTACATTGGAAGTTGATATTCCATGACTACTATCAGTAACTACTGTAGTTTCAAATTTAGTTGCGGTCCCTGTGATATTTTTATTTACTGTAGTTAACTTGTGAGTTGATCCGCTACCAATACCTACAATATACAGTGTGCTTAAACTTCCAATTCCAGATCTAGTTGTTCTTATTCCAATTGTATCTGATGCCTCAGATAGTCTAGTTGCAAATATTAATTGTCCGTCAGATAATGTAAATGGATTACTTAAATTATCATATTCAGATACAGTAATTCCTATTCCAGAATTTGAAGAGTATGTAAATGGTTCAAAGGTTTGAAATGGTGACGATTCACATCCACAACTCAAACATGGAATAAAAATTGATTTTGCCCCAACAAAATTAAAATTTTTCTTCAATACATTAAAAGTTAATCCAACCCCAGTTAACGATGCACTATTGAATTGAATATTAATAAAAGTTGATCCTATTGAAGTAATTCTAGATTCGCTGGTATTAATTCCTGCCGGGGTTCCGTTTGTAATTTGAATAAAGTCTGATGGTTGAAATGAGTGACTATTAAAGAAGATTCTTGTTGTTGATCCAGTTGTGATTCCAGTTGAAGTAAACGAAACTCCATACCCAATAAAGTATTTTGATCCAGTAGTCCCCAAACCAACAGATGTTAGAGGATCAAAATATGTGGTTTTGTTTTCTCTTATTACTAAATCAGTTTTAATATTTGGTACACTATATGAAAAACTTCTTGGGTTTAAAGTAACCACATCTCCTGCAGAATGTGCGACTCCTACAGTACCATCATATGCTCTTTGTACTCTATATGAGTTATCTACAGTGTTTATATTTAAAATTAATAACTTTTCTGATCCAACTACAATAGTATCATCAGTAAGAAGTCTTCCCGAAGTTGCAGATTCTGACAAAGTTATTGTGGTTACAATACCAGTTTGAGCAGAATTACCAATGGTGCTTAATAGTGATGTTGATACATCTGGAACGGATATATTAAAACTACCTTCAAATTCTTTAAACGCTGAACTACTAATTCCAGAAATAACAAGAATTTGATTGTTTGCTAATCCATGTGAGGATGTACTAAAAGCAGTTACAGTGTTTTGATCATAACTAAATGTTAAATTATCAATTTTAATTTCATTTGAGGTAATTGATGTTACATTTTTACCTACTAATCTATCAACTTCTCCAGAAGCACCTCTTCCACCAGTTCCACCATCATCAAAGATAATATTATCACCAATTTTATATTCACTTCCTGGTGATAAAATTTGAACCGAACTAATTCCAGAAGAAAATACGGAATTAATTATGAATGATTCATTTTTATTGCTGAAATCATTTAATCCACTATAATATACATTAGATTCGGTAATTCTATATGGGGTAGAATTTCTCGAAAGTGTACCATTTAATAGTAAATTTGAACTTTGATTATTTAATAGATCAAAATTGAATAATTCTGCTTCATTTTTAAATTTGTTTACTGTATATGGGAAGGTTGTTTTAGTTGCAAAATATGCATACGTTCCATTTGGAAATTCTGGGGTAACACAAAATCTTCCGTTATATTCATCTAAATCACCAGATTCTGTGTATTCATAATCAGTAACAAAAAACCCAAGAGGAAATTCTGCAGTTGATGGTCTATTTGGTTTTGATACTAATGTGTAACTACTTAAAATTTGTTTAGGGTTAGCAGAACTTGTTTCCGAAGAACCACCATAAGGGCCATAAATTGGATTGCCATCATATGCCCATCCTACAATTGGAGAGTGAACTGTATTAATTCCAACTTCAACTAAGGATGCATTTAAATTATCATGTAATGTTCTTCTTAATCTTTTGGGAGCAATTATAGAAACAAATTGCGAACCTAAATCTGAATTGAAACTTGGAATAATTACGCCATCATCAGTTGCAGTTGGATATTTTGAAAATGAATTAACTTTCCATTTTTGTATATTTGCTTCAAACTTTGCTCCAGAACCTAAAGTTTGAACTTGAATTGATGTTGTATCTTGGTTATAATCTTTTCCAGAATCAATAATTTGAACAGATTCAATTGCACCATCGACTACTCGTGCCTTAAGTCGTGCAAATTTACCATCCCCATCTACAATTAATTCTGGTATTGAAACATAGTCAGATCCTTGTTCTAAAACAAATACATCGACAAGTTGTCCATTTACAACACGAGGTTGCAAAATAGCACCAGAACCACTTGTAACAGTTACTGTTGGTTTTCTATTAAAATTGAGTATTTGTGATCCATATTCATATCCTCCATTTGTTAAGAATATATCTTTTACCACACCTCTTACAGATAAAAATGCAGTTGCTTGAGTACTTATACCTGTAGTTAAAGTGGAATTCGTAATCCCATCTATATTAATTGTAATTGGAGTGTATTTGAATGTATGAACACCACTTCCAATTGACGATAATTTAACATAGTCGTTATCAATTAATAATTGGTTTGAACTTGCTGTTGCAATTCCAGTGAAAGTTGAAACCCCAACAATTTTTTCAACTAGTCTAAATTTATCACTATCCAGTGTTAAAGCATAGTATATTTTTTCTGTGCTTAGTCCAGAAATTGCAGATCCAGTTCTAGAGTATATAATTTCTTCTCCAGTTTCAAATCCATGTCTTTTTGCAAAAATATAATCATCTGAGGTATTAATACCAACTAAGGCAGTAGAAATTCCTGGAAATACTGGAGGATATGATGATGAAACAATTTCAATATTTCTATTTTGATAACCTTCTCCTGGATTTGTTACCTGAATAAAATCAATAATCTTTCTAATTTTTGTATCTACAAACCTATGTGTACCTGAAGACTCTTGATTTAGTGAGATGGGATTGCTTCCAGTCAATGAATCCGATTTTGTATTCATTAACTTAATATTTACATTATCAATTTTATTAACAAAATATATTGAATTATTAATTAAAGAAGCATCAATATTAACACTACCAGAGGTGCTTCCAATTCCAATTTCATTATTATCTAAAGATTTGTAAATTACAGCATCTCCACTACTAAAAGTATGAAATGTACTAAATCCAATTGTGTTTAATGATGTGCTTACTCCCGCAGACCCCCCATTAAAATCTATTTCAAATTGAACTCCCCTTAGTCTTGCTTCTGCGGTGGCATCTCGACCATTTCCCCCACTAATAGTAACAATAGGAACTTCTTTAAAATCAAATCCTGGATTTGTTACTACAATGTCATTAATACTTCCACTCATACATGCGATGGCTTCTGCATCTGATCCATTAGAATCCACAATAACAACTTGAGGTGGTGTTATAACATCATATCCGTCTCCTTGAGAAAGAATTTCTATTGATCCTAATTGTCCATATTGAATAACATCTCCAGAAAGATTTGATAAAATTTCAACCCCATTAACGAACATACCCACAGTGCTAGGTAATTCTATTTCTTTAGACTTTGTTTTAGGAACTACTGGAATTTTTTTAAGAGATTTTTGATTTGTTAAATTTAATCCATAAGTTTCTAATGGAGTTATAATATGAGTTCCAATTCCACTGTAGGAAATAAAATTACCCTCGTCAATTCTATTTGGATTAAATGCTAATTGGAATGTATTATTATCAATTTTTTTTACAAAATATGTTGCTTCAGAAGTTAATCCAGAAATAGTTCCACTTTGAGTTGTCAAATATACTTTTTGCCCAGTGAAAAAGCCATGATCGCCTAATGTGGCAATAACATCACTCTCAGAGCCGGAAATAAAAGATTTAGATCTATTTGTCGCAGTTATTTCATAAGAAGGTAAAGATGTAGATGCTAGATATAAATTTTCGCTAGTCTTATCAATATAAGTATTTTGAACATTCGAAAATGCGCCAGTAACTTCAGGATTAGGTGTGCTATTTGAAGTTAGAATATTTCTTCTTGCAGTATAAAGTATATTTTGATCTATTGAGCCAAAAAATGTAAATTCAAATTGAACTGAATTGTTATTACTCTGATCCAATTCAGATGAATACAATACATCAGATACTACACCTTCGGTTTCTGACCCACCTTGGGATATAAGAGTTATGCTATCTCCACGACGAAATTTATGATTTGCTTTTGTGGTTACAATTGTTGGTGAGAAAACTCCAGAAAATTTAGATGAAGTATCAATCAATTCAACATTAGTCCCAGTGTTATAAAGCCAATAATCAAATTTACCGTTATATTGCCCCGACGTTATAGTTTCACCAAGAGTTTTAACTTGAAATTCATCGCCTACAGATAAGTATTTTGTATTTGAATTATCAAGATCAAAACTGGCAAGTGTGCCGGTAATTCTTAATACTACTTCTTTATCAGTATTTCCATCTTCATAGGAATATACAAATCTATTTTGATGAATCCCTTGATACAAATCAATTGAATCTGTAACATTTGTACATTCTAAAAATTGATTTGAACTTTTACCAGAATATTGAATTATTTGACCATCAACATACAAAGATCCAACTTCATCAAATCCTAAAGTAGAGTCTACAGTAATTATAGAATCTCCAATAGAAACTGGGATTATATTTTTAGTAAATCCATTTAATGTGAATTCTCCTGTTATAGAATCACTACTAAGTTTAACCAGATAGTATCCATTTCCTTCTATACTGTAAAATTCAATATTATAAATGTAACCAATTGCTGATGGAGAATCTTGAATTAAAGTTTGTCCATTTAATTTTGTAGGATCACCAGAAACTTTTTCAGCGATTAAATTTGTAGTAACTAACCAATCAGCATTTGATGGCTTTATTAAAAAATCTTGAGGTTTGATAATTTTTGCATTATCTGCATATAATACTTTAAATAAAATCTTTAATGCTTCATCTGTTCCCTTAGATGCATAAAAATCTTTTGCTCTAGATAAGAAAAATGCTTTATCTAATCCTGAGTGAAATGTTCTATTTTCAAATCCTGGTAAAAATTGAATCTTTAATTTTTTCCAAAATTCTTGTAGAAATAGATTACTAAGATTATATACTGTGCTATCATCAGTATGATCTTCGGCTTCGGATGAATTAAAAACTAAAAATTCTGGATCGTTGGTTTTATGTAAATTTTCTACTCCACTAAATCCACGAACACAGCCATAGAAATGAGTATCATCCTTACTAGTGTAAGTAATGATTTCATTGTCGATTTTTAATAATCCATAATCATTAGGAAATGATGATGTAGAAGCTACTTGTATTTCATCATCATAATATAAAATATTTCCATCTAAAGATGTACTTTGAGTTAAATAATTTTCTTCCTGAAAATTTTCTAGATTTAAATACCTGTCAATATTTTCACTAATGTCTACAGCACCACCTTGATTTTCTTGGGAGGTATAATACTGTTTAAGAAATTCGACAAATAGGGGATTATCCTCAGCAATAAAATCTGGAATTTGATTGCCGACGACTTGACTAATTTTTACCCGTTGAAGATTTTTGTCTAACATCTATCTTGTGTACAATCCGTTTAAGAAACTTGAGGTTGTTGTGAATCTAGTTCCAGCAGCATTATCGCCAGAAGAAATAACATCATTTACTAATTCAATTTTACTTGAAGAAATACTAAGTTGAACATAAAGATCTTTGAGCCCAATTACATCATTTGATTCAGGAATTGCCTGAACTTCAATAATATTATTAGTAAGAGAAGTTGATGTTATATTCACAGTATCTATAATGATTTCTCCAGTGATATAATCAACTCTTCCTGCATTAGTTCTTACCACTACGGGATTTCCAGTTGAGTCTAATTTAAAGAAAAATATTCTACCAGTCTTATTATCTGTTGGTATATCTGAAAGATATAATGTATCAGTTAATTCTGAAATTCTAAATCCTGTAGACTTAATACCATATCCTTCGGTTCGGATATGAAATCTATTTCCGTAACACAATTCATATTGTGCAAATTGATTCACAGCAGCATTTAAATTTCGTCTTATCTTTACTTTTGTAATGTTTGAAGTAATTGCATCACTTACACCATCAATAAGTGTAATTAATTTTGAATATTTAATTCTTCCCCCAAACTTGTTTGTTTCTGTGGCATAAGAAGATAGTGAGGATCTTATCAATGATAGTAAATCATTTACTCCCTCAGTAAAATTAGGATTATAGTATACCGAAGATTCTAACTCAACATACAAGAATTTCATATCTACGAATTCGGGAACAATTCCTGCTACAGAGTATTTTTTTAATTGAGTTAATAATTCTCTTTTAGTGAATTGCCCTAATACTTCACCATTTCTTGGTTTAACTACTAAAAATACTTTTCCGTACTGTGGTGGATTTAACTCTTCTCCACCATATGCAGTTACCGAATCCACATTTGGATAAATGTAAGGTATTATTGCCTCATAGTCATTCGCAGAAACTGCTCTATATTGAGAGGAGTATAGTCTTGGTGCATAATACTTAACAGAATTGATGGATTCAATATCATCACCGTTTCTTGCTGGAGATGATACATCAATAGACAATCCTGAATCTTGTGCTATATTGGTTTCTGTATTATCTTCTAAAATACCGGAAAAAGAAAAATTAGCCGCTCCATTTGCTTCTCTACCATTTGTAGTAATATAAGTGCATTCAACAAAGTTGTTATTAGCTAATTTTTTACCAATGATACCATCACCAAAAATAATTTGATATTTTTCATTTGAAATTTCTTGAATAAAGTAATTATTACCTGTACTTGTAATTCCTACAATATTTTCAATTTGATTATATACTGTCGTAATTTCATCATTTGCGGAAAGTTTAACTTTAACCACTAAAGTATCAGTATCAATATTTGGATTCGGTAATATAAATTTTTGATCAGGAATTGAAGTGTCTACTGTAAAAGTATTTCTTAAGAATGTTCCTTCGTAAATTTCAATATTATTGAATGATGCAAATCTAGGTGTGGTGCCATCAAATTCTGATACTGGAACAGAAATGTCCTGAGGTACTGCAAATGTGAATCCAAAATCATTAGCAGACCCTGTGGCAACGATTCCAGCCTTTAATGTAAGTGTTGGTGATGTGTTTGTTGCTGGCACTTCGGCTAAAAAGGAAACAGTTGCAGTGGAAGATCTCTTTGATCTTGGAACATACCCAATATTTCTTGCAAGTGATATTACATTCTCTCTAAGTACTGCACTATCAATGAAAACTTCATTTACCACTGCATTAGTGTTGTATGCAGTGATGTATGAGTTGTATGCCAGGGAATCTATTAATATACTTAGGTTCGATCCTTCAAAATCAAAGTCAGTAAAATTTGAGTTTGCTCTCAAATAGTCTTTGATCGAAGTTTTTATCTGATCGAAATCTAAATTTGTATATTGTGTGAATGCCATTATATTCTAGTTGGGAGTAGTACGAATGATATTTCTTGAAGTGGTAATGATAGTCCAACAATATCATAAACAATTTCCACACTCAATTCATTCTTATCATCGGGAAATGATACTGTAACTCTTCTAAGGTTAATTCTTGGTTCAAGATTTACCAAGGTCTGAGTGATAGTATTTTCGGCATCAATTGCAAATTCTGGAGTTTGCAGTTCAAATAACGCCCTACTAATCGGAGTTCCTATCTCAGGTCTAAAAAAACGCTCACCAACGAAGGTTCTAACTAAGTTGATGACCGAATTTTTAATCGCATTTTCATTTCTGAGCAAAATCACATCATTAGTGACTGGGTGTCGTCGGAATGACAAACTAATATCTCTAAATGCTCTAGAAATTTGAGCGGGCATTGCCAAAAATAAGATCTTAGTGTTATTTATAGCAGTTTACATACTGATTTTTCCATAAGTTGGTTCAGTACCGTATTCCCAGTCATCATAATCTTCATCATTTCTGATTTTTTCATGAATTTCGTTCTGTTTGCGTAAATCATGCATTCTTTTAACTAAATTGTCATGTAAAATTTCATTAAGAACCTGTTTGTCTTCCATTTTGCTCCTGATTGATTAAATCAGAACTTTTTACGGGGTTCCATCCCGTTCTTTTGCGGTTTTCCAAAAATATTCGTCCTCATTTCCCATTGCAAGTCGTTCATAAGTGTTTTCAACTTGATAATATCGGGTTGAAACCTTAAAATCGGGTGTTTTGGGTTCTTTGGGGGTTAAACTGTTGTCATAAATTCTTGTTCTGTTGTTGGGGTACAGTGCAAACTGCCCATTTTGCAATTCAATCAGATTATGAGACTTATGTTCTGCTGGATTTTCACTTGTGGCATAATCAATGACATCTGGATCTTGATGATAGTTATCTAAGGTGCAGATATAAGTGCCTTTTTGAATATCAAAATCTCTAGTATAGATCTCATAGTCCATAGACCCAATAAATTGCTTGTGTATAGTAACAATTCCATAATCCATACAATTCCAAAACTGTAGGTTAGGTAAATCTAAGTCTGGAACCGGGGTTTCAGGACGAGAAACAAAAGCACTGATAGGCAATTTGTCATACATTGCCGCATACTCTGGTAAATAGGTTTCAAAATAAAAAGCACGACCTGGAATAGACTTTACAGATACCCAGACACCTTTTACAAATTCCCCCCAACCACTTTGATGATCAGTTAAATATTCTTTACGAACCCATACTTCTTGGGAAGGAAGATTAGCAATTAAGCAAGACATAAATCAATATCGTTTTAACTATTTAACCATAAAAAAACACCTCGATGAAGAGATGTTTCGATAATTAAGTTCCTTGACCTCTATACTTCTTTCTTGCTGAATTTCGAGAGGTTGATGCATACTTAGTGTTTGCACCAGCCCCCTGGCGAGTGGCTTTAGGTTTAGTAGGAATGTATCCTGATTCTCTCATTGCAGTTTTTTGTTTTGCCATAGTTTATACCTCAAATTACACGCATTTTTTCATGACCCACACGAATCAGTGGGTTACACCAAATTTCATAATTCAGTTTCTTTGCATCAAGACAGAATGAAACATCCTCCCCACACATATCCTGAACCTTTCCAGATTCAAAGACTTGCATTTGTGGTGCAAACCAAGGATACTCTAAAGATTCAAAAACACCATTCTTAATTAGTACCCAACCAAATCCAGTATAATCAACTGTAAATGGCTTCTTACGACGAGCCATCGTTTCTACAGTCTCATGATTCATAACTCCACCATTCTTGGCAAAGTCTTCTTCCTCTAACCAATGTGCTACAGAAGTAGTATGTCCATCCTCAGTGGCATACCAACCAGAAGCAATGTCCTTGTCCATTGCTACCAGGCGATAAAACCCTTCAGTATTGAATACAATATCACTATCAATCCAAAGTTGATAATCGTAATTAAGTTTTCCATCCCAAGGAACTTGTTTTGGACCACGAAGAACATTTGCTCCAAGTACTTTACAACGAGCAAAGTTCACCATTGAACTATAATCCTGAGAGATCTGAATCGAACAACCGTTCTGAACCAGATCAAAACACATCTGAACAAAGTTTTTTAAAAAGGTGTATGAACAACCTCTACCAGGAAGACAAAAGACTACACTTTTGCCCTTACACATTTCTTTTGCTTTTTCTAAGTCAAATTCATCTTGACTCACTTCGGGAGTACTTGCAAGTACCTTAAATCCTTTTGCCATAAATCCTCAATGGGGGATAAAACTATCATAACACAGGTATTTAGAGATGTCAAGAAGACATAAATAATCAATAACAATCTAATTAGTCTCATGCAATCTCAGGATTTTAAAAGTTTGGCTGATGCATATAGTGAAATGTATGCACAAAAAGAAGATGTTCTTTCCGAAGAAGTGCAACTCAATGAAGAAGAGATGTTATATGATACCATTCTGTGTCATCTTCTAGACGAAGGATTCGCTGGTACTGTAGAAGATGCTGAAAAGATTATGAGTGGTATGACTGAAGGTTGGGTTCAGAGCATTCTTGAACAATCAGAAACCCCCCAAAAATATGGATCTTATGATAAAAGAGATCGTGGTGGTTCCAAAGAAGATCATAAAAAAGCCTTAGATTTGCAGAATTTAATACGTTCAGTTCAAGGTAGTTCAGTTAAAAAATCTGTTTGAATCCACTTTCCAAGCTGCTTCACATCTTCAAGGAGTTTAATAAGGTATATGAAATCATTCAATGATTTTATCTCAGAAGCAACATTTGCTGTAGTTGGTAAAGCTAGTTCTTATGGTCCTGGATTGTATGGAAATAGAACTGCCAGTGGTGAAGTTCTAAAACCATCAACTCCAGGAATTGCTCATAAAACTTTACCTCTTGGTAGTCAAGTGAGATTGACAGATCCAAAAACTAGAAGAAGTGTTGTTACAAGAGTAATTGATCGTGGTCCATATGTGGACGATAGAGCGGCGGATCTTACAACACAAACCACAAGAGATATGGGCTTTAAGGATTATAAAGAATTTGGAGTCAGAGATATCGATGTAACTCCAGTAAAACGTAAATCACGTAGATAACAATGAAAACATTTCAAGAGTTTATATCAGAGAAGTACTACGAACCCGATCAACCCTTACCATCAGGAAAGACTCCTTATGGTAAGGCTACTTCGTCTTATTATAGACAAAGAGGAGAAATTATAAGAAATCCAAGTGCAAGTAATACAGATCAAGTTTTTCGTACAAAACTTCAAGGAAGTAGAAGAGCAGATCAAGTTAGCCATGGTGCAGATAATCCAGAATTCAAATCAAAACCAGATCAAACTGGTAGATATGATATAGAGACTGAATCAGATTATAAAATGACAGTAAGAGATAGAAAGAATGATACTCAAATGCGAGTAAGACAAAAGGATGCGATTGCTCCAGGTGGAAAACCAGTCTATGATGTTGAGTGGTATAATA